TCTGGGTACCTTTAGGTTCCTCTGCCATGTTTTTAGAGGGGCCAAAACAAGAAACTTCAACAGGTCGAATTGGAGCGTCGACCAGTACGCTCTGGAGACGAGTTGTCTCATATAACTGCTAGAGGCGCAATATGATTGTGGAACAATGTTCCACAGCAGGGCGTGGAACATTGTTCCACAAGGAACAAATTACCGTGCCCGGATCCGGTGAAACTTCCGGAGCGGAATGTGCTCATCGAGGCGACCTGTGCGCCTAAGCCGACTGAGATGCGAATCGCAAAGCCCCTTGCAATGGGCGATATTTTCGCATTCGGCGATCTTGCACTTTTTCCATTTCGACACCGATCAGCAAAATTGAAGCGCTCGCCTAGTTTCGAGGCATTTGACCATGTGCGTGAAAAGCTTCTGCGCATGGATCTTGTCGTAATCGTCCTCGGGCCACTTATGGATGATCTCATTTAGACCGAACGCAACCAAGCCGCATTGGGAACCCGAGAGTTCGCCTTCGCAATCGGAATGATTTAAGAGTGAGGTAAGCGGATGACTTTCGTCCCAAGCCTTGTGCCCGCCGAATCCTTCCATTTCATCCAGCTTGAGCCCGATCTCGCTAGCCAGGCGTTCCCTGAAACGATGAAATCCGCTATAGCTCCAGTGGGCACGTTCAGTAAAATCGAGGTCTTCCTCGTAGGGGATCCCGGCGGTTCGAAAATCCAGGCCCATGCTTATTTGCTGGACGCAAAGGAACCAACAACCGGTGCTGCCTGCTCTTTGATTTCTTCGCGCACCGCGATCTGACGGTCTTCGATCCGTTTGAGGATTAGGGCAATTTCCTGCAGCCGCTCGTTGATTGATCTCAAGGTTCCTTTTGTTTCTTCGTCCATAAGTCTAGGGTTCACTTATTGGGGTTGCACTTTGATCGGATGGACCTGGGATTTCGCCCGCACGCAAGCCCTCGAGGTTTGCCAGGACGTAGTCGGCATAGTTCACCCAACCTTGGTAATAAGCGCTCAACTGGGTGTTTTTGATGATCTCATCGCTGCGGAGCATCGCTTCCGCTTTCATTTTCGCTTCGATCAGCACCTGCCGAATCGCGCCCCAGTGGCGTTTATCGATCTCAGCCAAGACACCCGGCAACTGCTCAAAGGCGAGTTCGGTGATGTCGTCAACGATCTGGAGAACAGGAACGATGGCGGGTATTGTTTCCGGCCTGAAGAACCATTTGAACGGGTAAATCTGATCCCCGCTGATCGCGTCACCACTTTGAGCCATATCAGGTCACAGTGAAGTTCAATGCGTTACTTAATTGCCCGTCGCCGTTTTTGACGCTCAGTTGCACCGTGCCGGCCGTGGCAATATTAGCCGCGGGAATAAGTAGGCTAAAAGCTGTTGGGGTCGGAGTACCCATCGGACTCAACGCAGTCGTGCCGATTACAGCTTTTACCCCAGCATCAAAGCCTGTGCCGGTAATGTTCACGGTAACATCGACATTGGCCCGCGCAGTATTTGGATTGAGTGCGCTGAGGGTCGGTGCCACTGGCTTAGGTCGCAGATTCCAATAAAGCGTGTCGAAATCCGCAGCCGCTTTCTTCTGATGCAGCACTTTTTCCCTATATATATAGAAGCGCTGCTTTAGAGGAACGTCTGAGGTTGGGATATTGGTCACGTCAGGGTCAAGCTCATCATGTTGCTCGTCTGTCCGCCGCCATTTTTGACACTGATCTGTACAGCGCCTGGAATGGAAATGTCAGCCGCGGGAATGAGCACGCTAAAAGCGGTGGGGGTCGGAGTACCGGTTGGGCTGACTTCGGTCGGGCCAACCATCACTTTGGCACCTGAATCAAAGCCTGTGCCCGTGATTGCCACGGTAACATCGACATTGGCCGGTGTACTGGCTGGATTTAAAGCCGTGAGAGTCGGGGCTGCAGAAGGCGTTGTCGTCTCGGTCTTAAACTTATAAAGTCCTGCCAGCCAAGCGCTATCGGTTTGCGGACTGCCAGGGAACCCTGCTGCGGCGATTTCCGTCTTAAAAGCTTCATCCTCCCATGGATAGGTCGTGGTGCCGTTGGACATAATTTTAGGGGAGATTTTTGGGGTTGATGTTGCGGTCCGGTTTTCAGGTAACCGTGAAGGGCAGTTGATTGCTGGGGGCAGCGCCACCTCCCGGCGTCACTTTAACCTGAATCGTTCCCGCCGATGGGATATAGCTAGGATAAATCACCACGGTCAAAGTAGTGGCGGAAATAAACGTTACCCGCGACTCGTTCACAGTCCCAAAATTGACTACTGAACCGGGGGTAAACCCCGTCCCGGTAATTGTCATCGTAAAAGCGGGGCTGCCATGAACGGCCGTATTGGGGCTAAGTGTCGTCAATACCGGAGTGGCTGGCGGACTGGCGTACTTCTGAGCAATCGCGAAAATCGCATCAATTGTGGCGTTGTCGCCTTCCCACGTTCCCGGCAGCTTCCCTGCGTTCTGTTGCCAAGCATACAAAAACGCCGGATTCTGGAAACCGGCGCTAGCCTGTTCGGCGGCATTTTTTGGGTTGGTTAATGCGGTTGCGGGATCCACCAGCATGTACTTGTCGCCTAAGACGGGTGCGTTTGCCATTTTTAGCCTTTCAGTGTTGAAATTCGACGCTCTAGGATTCGATTACAGCGTGTTTGATGAGGGGGTCCGCTATCTTTACCTTTACCCTCCGTTTTTGAGAGCTTCTTTCAATTTTGCGATCGCTTCCCGCAAATCGATTCCTTTGAAAGGATCCGCCATCAAAAGCCGCAGTTTCGCGCCGTAATCGAGCACGATCTCCGAACCCACCTTTTCAATCACAAGCTCGAAATCCCGCGGCAAGCGCGGAGGCGCGGGAGCGTAGCACTGGGGTAATAAACTCATGCCTGCCTGACAGCCTAGCCCCTGCATTACGCTTCCTGCCATCTGCTCTGCCATGGAATTGCTGCGATAGACTTCGATCTGTCCGTTCATCCTTGTTCTGGTGGCGGCGCCGGCACTGCGCCGGTGAGTTGTTGGGTTGGTCCTGGCGGTACGCCGATCTTGCCGGTGATCGCGTTTTGTTGCTGTTGGATCTGGAATTGGAGGTTCTTAACTCTGTTTTCGAGCCGCTGCTGCGCCAGGGGGTTAGCCCGAATGAAATTCATATAATCCTGGTTTTGCATCGTCGACTGGATCACCTGCAAACGCAGTTGAGCGTTCTGCCCGGAGCTATAGACCGGCGGATCGATGCCGCTCACTATATTAGATAGCGCATCCTGCTCGTCCTCGATCTCCTGCTGGGTCACCTGTCCCTGTGGCCGGACGATGCTCCTGGCAAGTGCGGGATCTAGCGACCTGGCACCGTACTCAGTTAAGGCGGCCCGGTCGATCACGCCGGCGGCATCGGTCGCGACCAGCATGGTCTGGATTAGGTTGAGCTTCTCAGTCAGATACTCGGTGTTGAGATCCTTGGCATCGTACTCGAGCACCAGGCTGGTGTTGTGCTGAATCGATTTTCTGTCCTGTTGGGGAACACTCTGCGGGTCGCCCGAGATTGCCATCCAATCGTTGGGATCCATGTACTGTTCGCAAAGCTCGTAGATCAGCCCGTAGACCTCGCGCAACTCGGCTAGCCACGCGTCAATCAGACGTTGCTGCTTGCGTAAGACCTTGTTAGGATCAACGCCTTCCCCATTTTTCCCGAAATAATTGTATGCGCTCCGGATCGTCGTGTTCTCCACCTCGAACGTGGTCTGATCTAGCGGTGGTGGCGCTAGCCACGCTAGTTCTCCTGGGCGCATCACTTGGAGTTGGGCTCGCGGTCCTAGCCGGTACTGCTGTTTTCCGCGCCCAAGCGGCACTTGCAGTGGGGGAAGCGTGCCGAGACTTGTCCGATCATTTCGGCTATCGCGCTGATTCTTGATCTCGCTCTGGTGAGTCATCTCAATATCGGCGATGCCCCGGGATTCAACCGCAGAGCGGCTTCGGCGCTCGCGCATACAGAGCACAAAAGGGAATTTCCCGTGGTTATAGGGGTTGGGCAATTGCCGGCCGATCACGTCGGTTACCGGCGAAAAGATGGTTACTTGGATCCGGCGTTTATTATTTGAATCCTGGCCGCGGTAAAAGCCGTAAAAGACCTCGCACATCTCCCGCATCTGGTCGACGTAGATCCGGTTCCCGCTGTAACGGAAGAGGTTATCGGTGTTCCTTAAACCAAGAACACTCGAGCCAGCGCTGTTCAGAATTTGCTTGGTGAATTTCGGATCCCATTTCTCATATTGAGCACGGTCTTCCACCGTTGCCTTGGGGATCACGTCCCGGCGCACGATCCAGGGCAAGAGCTGGAGGTTATAGGCGCCACGCAGAAAAAAGACGTCCTGAAACGAGCGCAACGCAGTCACACACGGCCGGCTTTCCTTTATATAAGGGCTATCGTACTGAAACTGGCCGGTCTGCATCAGCTGCGAGAGCGCCTGCATCGGATTAGTCACCTGGGGAAAGATCTGGCGAAAAAAGGCGATCCCCTGCTGGATATCGGTCTGGGTAAGTTGCCCGCGGTTGCTCAACATGTAGGCAAGCAGGTCGCCCAGTTCGGGGATCTGCTGGGCGAGCGCCTGCAAATCCTAGAGCGTGACCGTGACCACTTCGGAATCGAAATCCATGTACCAATCCACTGCCATCACGCTCGAGCCGTAATGCTGGCGCCATTGGGCCAGGAGTTCTTTTTCCTGCTCAAGTTCCTGCGCCATCATTGCCCTGACGACATAATCCAGGACCGCAGTCTGGCTGGTAGCCATCTGCTGGAAGGTGCTGTTCACCGGCACGGTCTGCATGTGGCAGTTCTTGTCGGCCATCCGCATGACGTCGACGTCGTCGTTCACAATATCGTCGATGAAAAACGGGCGCATATCGCTAGCGCCTTCCCACGGGAAAACTTCGCTTCCGGTGTACTTGGAATATTTGCGCCCGTCGTTGGTCTGACCGTTCCACCGGCAGTAACGCGCATCGTCGAGCTCGGTCATCCAGCTCTGGTAACCGCTCGCTTCGGAGACGCTGACCAGGAACTGTTCTTTGACTTCCGCGAAGGTCATTGTTCGTAATCCCCGTAGATCTCACGTGCGCGATCGCTGCATTTAAAGAGCCGGTCCCAAAAATCCGGTCCAAGCTCTTTATTGTGCTGAATGGGAAAGAGCACCTCGAGTGCGTCTTGCTCAATCGATTCGGGTAAAGACATGCAGACCCCTACGATAAACCCAAGCATCAAGAACGCCGTCTCGTGTTTATCACCCCAGTAATCCAAGGTGCACCAACCGTCCGATTCCGCCAGCGCAAGTCTGACACGTGCTTTGCCCCAGAGCATTTTAATTATCCCGGCTTGCCACCGGCCAGTAGGCAGAGACTCAAAACGGCGCAGATCAAAATTCTCGTTAGGCTCTACCTCTTTGAAGAACATATGTTTAGTAGCCCATGGGTTCGACTAACATCAAGGATTCGGCTACATCCTCTAACCCCGCAACGGCAATCCAGCGCAGACAATCGACCGGATCCTTGCAGGCGCCAGTTTTCTCGTCTTTGCCGGTCCACACTTTGAGGCTGAAGATGAGCGCTTTGCATGCGCTTGAGATGAACAAGGTCGGTTCTGTGCCAGTTTGACTCTCAAAGTCAAGCATCGAATTGATGAGACTGACTCCTTCTTCCAAGGTGTCATTGGGCGCGGGGCTAAACGGCATACCCAAGACTGCGCATTCCTCAAGCAGAGTCGTCGCAGCGTCCGCCGCATTGGTCGGCGTGTTCCCGAACCGGCTATCCATCCAGCGCTCGAGCACCGCCTCGCCTTTTTCCTCGGCTTTTTCCTCCTTTTCTCGCGCCGGCAGTTGGCTCTCAAGCCTTTTAATCTCTTCTATATACCGGCTTATTCCCCAGCCAAAGCTGGTCTGGGCGCTTCCCGCTCGCCCATCGGCTTTGCGCCCGTCGGGCTCAGCCCAAGGACCAGGGTCACCCACTCCCGGGATGTAGAGGCCTTCAGTCGGCCACTCTCTATATACCCAGTGCCGACCCCGGGCGTCGACCCGCACCCAGAGCATAAACCAGTTACGCTTTGACGCTGGATCGACAAACTGGTAGTTCGTGCCCTCTTTTGGGAGCTTTTCAGGCTCAAAGACGTGGATCCGTTCCCGGAACTTGGGGAAGCGGCTCGCGATCGCCTTGGTCGGCACTCCATAGGCCCGGGTCTTGATCTCGCTCTTGGGGGCGCCTTCGAGCGTCTTGCGTATATTAGTATACCCACCAAAGGGATTGTCACTGGTCCAAAAATAGATCACACACGCTCCGCGCCTCACACAATGTTGTACCCGGGGCATCTTTTGCCAGCCTAAGAGCTCCGCGGGCTCTTCCTCGACCGTTCGGGCGCCGTCCAGGAACTCTTTAATCGCCGGCGAATAGCCTTCAATCGGCGTAAAGGTGATTAAAAGCAGCCCGCCGCGGGTCACCAGCCGGTAACGCAAGGTCTCGATCCAGGACAGCGGCACAAGCTCGTCGCACCAGATTAAATCACAGTCGCCACCCTCAATTACGGTGATGTCTTGGCTGTAATTGCGAAAAACGCACTCGCTCCCGTTGGGGAAAATGAACTTGTTCTCGCTAAAACCATTTTTTTGGGTGTAGGCGACGTTGGTTACCCGGCCTTTTTTGACGTCTTTAAGCTCATTTGGCACATAGCGCCAAACCGTCGGTTGCTGCATCTCGACTGAGTTGGGTTCGGTCGTCTGGAGCGCCCAAACCCGGCGTTTATCGCTCGAGAGCAAGGTTTCGATGGTCTTAAAACCTCCGTATTCGCTCTTTGATGCTCGGTTTCCGCCTAAAATCAGGATTTCTCTAAAACCCTCCGCAATCTTAGCTTCTACTTTCTCCCAAATTGGCGGCCGGTATCCGTAATAGAACGGGTCAGCAATCTCCAGCTCGATCCGCTCGTTGCGCTTTAGTATATATGCCCGGGCACCTTCCGGGTCCGCCTCGTATTGCTCGCGACTCGGCAACGGATAGACCGGATGGGGATGGATTCTAATGCCTTCAGACATTTTGAGCTTTTAACTTCCTTCCAGTAGCTTAAGACAGCCAGGGTATGATTTCTGCCGCCTGTGCCAAGAGTCTCTCCAGCTCAGCTACACGCTGGCGGAGGCGCCCGATCTGTTCATCTTCGGCCGCTGCGCTTTCCTCCGGGACATGCGCACCCCATTTGCCTGTGCTCGCCTCGATAAACTCGTACATGGCGCGGATGACGTCGGCTCGGTTCGCATTAGCCACGTAGTTCATTCGGCCGCCGGCGCCGAATGGGAACGCTAGAACGACAAAACCCCAGCCGTACGGCAATTGCCGGTCAACATGGCGGCCGAGCGCTTGTAGATCGTTTCGGACCTTGGCGTCTTCTTCTTCCTGTGGTGTGCTCATTGATCAGTTCTTTGTCCGTCTTCCTGCGGCGATGTCCGAAGCGCATGCGCTTGGTGTTGAGCCAGCCTTGCAGCTTCACCATCTTTGGATGGACCCCAATACCACCGGCTGCGGCCAAGTTGAGCCAGCCTCGTTCCAGAGTGTTTGCCGGGTGAATGCTTCATTGAATCCCAGTTCTTGGCATTTGGCCAATGTCTGTTCGAAATTCATTCGCCTGGGGTGGCGCAAGTAAAATCCAGCTCGTTTGGGTCAGTCAAGGTTGCGCCCTCTTGCCCCTCGTAGATCACGGCGATCTGGGTTTTGCTCCAGGCGAAAAGGAGTGCCAGCTTCCCGCCCCTGGTAAAATACCCGGACCTCGATATCGGTGGGTTTTAGTTCTAAAGGGTTTATGGCCATTGAAGACGCGATTCCATCACGGGAAGGTTACAACCTCATACACCTCTTCCACCGTGAGCCTGGTCGACCGGTCGCCGCCTATAGCGTCCCGCCCAAAAATTATCGCCCGCCCGTAGATCGGCCAATCGTAGCCTTCGAGCTGCCAGCTCGCCAACTTCTTAGCAACCCCCTCGTCATCAATCACCACGTTTTCAGCCCGCCCAAACGGATAACAAAAATCCAGAGCCTCGGCGCCGATGAGCTGGTGCAACTCCCCTAATGGAAAACCATCCTCGCTCTGGATGTATTCCACGCTTTTGGCGACCGGATCAACCAGGATCCCTTTCATTAATAGGCGCGCCTTTCAATCGATCGGGTTGGAATAAGGCCCGCTGCGGTCTGCGCAGTCTTGGGCTGGACATTCGACCGAGCTCAGTCGAGGTCCATTACGGCGGCTGCCGGGCCAAGGTGGTTTTAAAGGTAACAAAAGCTTGAGCCCGCATTTCGGGCAATACCATACACCGTCATCGCCTAACTTAAGCAGTGCGGTACACTCGCTTTGTTCCGGAGTCATAAACCAATCTCTATTGTAGTACTAGAGATATGATCAAAATGGAAAACAAGATAGAAAAACCCGGTGAAACAGTTTTAGTCCTTTCCGGTGACGCACTTCGCGACATCTACTTTTTACTCAATCAGAATAAAAACCTATTCCTGGTGTCGGAAGATCTAAATACGCTTCACCGGCTCACCGGGATCGCATACCGGGTGCAATCCGAACTCTCTCCAGAAGAAGCCGCAAAATGAGCCCGGGAGGAGTCCGCTATTGTCAAATCACTCGGCCGCATGGCGCAGTTCGGCAATGAGCTTGTGTACAGGATCTCTGGATGCAAAGTGCAAGTGCTTATCCCGTTCGTCCTCCAGCGCATCAGCCGCACGAGTGAGGAGGGATTTTAGCTGCGCAATCTTGGCTTGAAATTCCCGTAAGGTCTGGATATCTTCAGCCTGTTGTTCCTTCAGCGCCTCAATCTCGGCGTCTTTCTCGGCTAAGACCGCGTCACGCTCCTGTTCAAGCTCCTTGATCTGCGCCTCAAGCCTCGCAATCACTAGAGCCTCGCTCATGCCGTCCTCCAGATCCAGAGCAGCGCCACCAGCACAAAAATCCCGATCGCAATATGCTCTGCCATGCTCATGCTATAATCCCCACAAAGAGACTCGGCGGCTGCGGAATCTCTATCCCGATAGGTTTCCATAAATGCAGGCACCCGGGATGCTCATTAATCCATTCGCTCATCGGCACGTGGTACTCGATCACCGTTTCCTCATCATCCCAGAAAGCCCACTTAACCCGGCACATCATCTCCCAGGTGGGACAAACCAACTGGCTGCGGCTCGCCTCAATCTAAAACACCTCCCCAGTATGATACCGCATAAATCGCACCGCCCCTTAGACTTACTCCAACCCGGTACTCTCTAGCCAGCATCCGGCTTATCTCCCAGTTTCCCAGATCCCGGCTCGCTCGCTCTCAAAGCGCCGCTCAAAGTTTACCAAGCCGTTTACCATACTTGGAGAATACAGGCCTTTACTTAGAGAATTAGCTTTTCAAATTGGAGAATATAACGCATTTGTTGGACATGAGCGCTCCAGTTGCTCAGCATCAAAACACCTCATTCACCTTTAACCTCCCTCTAACCTCATCCCCACCTCCCGTTCTGCTGCCGTTCCCATATCCCCTTTATCCGCTCCCACCGCCGCAACTCCCGCCGCTCCTTTAAAAGTTGACGCGCCATCACATGGATCTGCCAGCTGCCCCATACCAACGCAGCACTCCAAATAAAAAGTACAAAGGTTGCTACTATCTCTAAATTACTTAATATCTCCATGTTCTACAGTGCCTCCTACCACCGACCTCTATAACGCGGTAGTTTTCCGTTGTATTCCCAGTTACCTTTATACTCCGTTTCGCCCACCGGTTCTTCCATCTTAAACTTCATCCCACGCACAAACTTTGCCCCACTCTTTACCCATACCTTGCACGTCCGTTCACTAGCTAGTTCCTGGTACCGACATGTCAGTATCCGCGGGTTCGGACCTACCCGTATTACCTCTAGCTCCCGCTCAATCCCCTTCGCCTTTACCTCAATGTCTGCCTCGTTGTCCTCGATCGCTTCATCCCACCCTATAGCCGCTCCACTTACCTCTACTCCCGGCGCCCCTCCCATTAAAATACGCTCCTGCTCTACCTCCCCCACTTCCGCCACCTCATCTCGCTCCATCTCGCTCTCCTTTCGTTTCTCCTTCATCTTCGCCCGCGCTTCCGCCGCTAGCTCCACTAGCCGCACGTTCAGTTCCCGCCACTTCCTATGCTCTTCCTCGCTCCCGTACCCTTTGCGCTCCATCTCCTCTATCGCTACCAAATTCCCACGACACGCCCGCTGCCGTAGCCATTCCTCTCTCCGTCGACTTAACGTAAATTTCGCCGCTCCTTTGCTCTGCCGCATCACTCGCTCCCGGTTGTGTTCAGACTCTCGCCGCCGTAACTCCTCCTCTATCCACGCCATCCGGACCAACCCACGCCGTTCCTCTTCACTAATAAGCTTAAGCTCTATTATCTCTACCTTTTCTATTGCCCTTAAATGTTTGAGAAAAATTTTCCACGAGTTTGGACCGGTCGCGGCGTCGCCGCCTGGCCCGGGATCGACCCCCTCCCCCCCTCTTTGCTGTTCGCATTTTGGCACTACATTTTGATGGTCGCTTATCCTTGGCGCAACGTACTCGTCGAGTGGATCTCCGACCTCCGGCTGGATGTGTAATCCGTGCCACCACTGGGCAAACAGTAGTTTGGTGGCAATTGGTGGCGTTAACCGGCTCGGAAATGGCTTCGGCACCGACCACTTCGGCGGTGGTACCCAATCCTTCGGTCCAACCCACCATTTGCATTGCATTATCGCTTCCCAATCGATCTCGACATCGTTTTCCTCGAGCCATTTTGCGATGTCGTCGTACATCCCGCGAGTATCGTGAAAATTCATGTAAAGTGCGACCGGTCATGAGGTTACGATAGAAAAGTCCAAAGTTACGTTGCTTCAAAGATTGCACTTGGTGATGAATGTTTGCGACAGCCTTGAGAGCGCTATGGAATTTATAGAAGCAGAGCAATGAGGGATTGAACGGTGGAAGAGACCAAGAAGACTGGCCGAGAGCTTCATCATCGAAGACATGGCATTGGGAGATGTTACCGAGTTCGAAACCGATGAGCTGACCATTTTCGGCGAACACCTGACGGAGTTCGAGGCGATCATTTTTGAGCAGTGTAATGAAATGGCGTGGTGGCATTTTGGTTTAAGGGAGGTTGCTCAGTATTTTTTGGGATGAAAGCGTTGGCCCGTTCTGAGAGGCGATGGAACTGGACGCGCAACAGCCACGATAGATCGGCGACAAATTTAAGTTTAGAACGGTGGACATCGTGGGGCGATTTATTGATCATTTCTGGGCAGATGAAACGGTATGTAAAACGGGGTGCGCACTCGCTCGTTGCACCCTATGTATTACTATAGGGTGTGCAACGAGAGCGCTGTTGCAGGTAAAACCATGTAAAAAGCGCAGCAATGCATTGCGTTCGTTTCATTACTTTTGTTGATTTTGAACGACTTGTATAAGTGCAACGGATTTTTGTGATTTTTCGTTACACGACCTGGAGTGCAACGAGACGTGAAATGAGGCCATGCTCTGGTTGCGGGTTTCGTTGCAGGTTTTTGCAGGTTTCATTTCAGGGATCATTGGACTGAGAGAAGGGTGGGGCGGAGGGCTGGTTTTTGAGATAATATTTGCGATTTTTGATCTCGAGCCAGCCATTGGATTCGGCCTTTTTGGCGAGGCGCGAGACGAAGGCGGTGGTGGAAGCCATTTCCTCGGCGATATCGCTACACTGAGAAACGCCGGCGCTGACCAGTTCTCTGAAGATGTCCATGGGCTGGCTTTGCTCGAAGCGGACCAAGATTTCGTCGCCGTTA